AAGCGAGGAAAGGAACTGCCGGAGATGCTACAAAAAGCGTTGGAGAGGGTGGCGAGGGGGTAGTGGGTGCTTTATGTGCGAGGGATTACAAAGGAATATCAAGTGATAATTTGCATGAGAATAAAGCGATAATTCAAGCCCAATCCACAGGAAGTGACCCCAACCTAACAGGTGATATTAAAGAGGTTGTCAGCCCTACCTTGAACTGCATGGGCGGAGGGCAGCGTGAACCTTCAGTCGTCTCATGGAACGGAGACATAACCCCCAAGGCTTCCGAAGATGTATCGGTAACTCTGCGTAGCCAGCAAGGCGGGGAAGGCGTGGGGGTGGCTCATGGATGCGACCTATACAACTGCGATATAACGGGCGATAAAAGCATGACTTTAAAAGCGGCGGTAGGTAACCCAAGTGTAAATTTACCTACTGTACTTAAAGAAAACCTGACTGTCCGCCGACTCACTCCAATCGAATGCGAGCGCCTACAGGGTTTCCCCGATAATTGGACATCGGAAAAGATGGAAGTTGTCCTTGAGGGGAACGAGTGGAAGGCAACCGGCAAGGTGGTCAAACAGGCGGATGGACCACGCTACAAACAGATGGGCAATGCAATTACTGTCAATGTTGGAGCGTGGATAGGAAAACAGATTGGGAAGGTACTTAGTAAATGAATTTTAAGAGTTACTCATTGGTGGGCGGTATTACCGCACCAGGCAACGGAAACCATTATGGGACACCTCGGCGACACTCGGTCGAATGAGTAGCTCTGTTTTTAAACACATGAAAAATATGAATACAGAATATAAAATGGGATTGGGATTACCCCGTGGATCAAAGGTAATCGTGAAGGCGGGAAACAGACAGGCAGATATTACATTAATCGAGAACGAGAATGGACATACATGGAGGGTGCAGATCGATAGGGATCTCCCCGAAACGGAATATCCAACTCTCGAAAATGCGATTCTCTCGGCACAAACTTTATTTCGGGAAGTGGCATGATTGTAGCCTTTGACCTGGAGACTGTGTGGAGTAAAAACTACTCGGTCGCAAAGATCGGACTCGACCGATATGTGAAGCATCCCGACTTCCGAGTCACCCTCGTTTCCATCGTGGCAGAGGATGGATTTGAATGGGTAGGGGAGCCACAGAGGTTACCGGTGGAGCGCCTAAACGGCCATACCTTAATCTCCCACAATGCCGAGTTTGATAGCGTATGTGCAAGGGCGGCAATCTTTAGAGGACAGATGCCCGAGTTCATGCCGAGCGATTGGATATGTACCGCAGACATGGCATCGTACCACCAGCTTCCCCGATCATTAGCCGGAGCGATTAAGGAATTATTTGACGAGGAAATATCCAAGGACGAGCGAGATGCAATGGCTGGATTATCTGCACAGGAAATACAAGCAAATCCATCATTTATAAATTATGCACTAGAGGACAGTCGGAATTGTTTACGAGTCTACCAGGAGTTAGATGTCGGATTTCCTGAGAAGGAAAGATTGCTCTCATCGTTAACCCGTAGAGTCGCAAACAGAGGTTTGGCGATCAATGGTCCGCTCTGCCAGCAGTTCATCGATAAGGTGGAAAAGATACTGGAAGATACGGATCGCAAAACGACTGAGTGGAGACAGGCAAACCTTGCCCTACAAACCTATGAGAAATTAATCATGGGCCAACGCTCGGACCGCCGGGTTCCTGCACGATTAAAATATTGTGGCGCTCCACATACCAAGCGGTGGAGCGGTGGAGGAGTAATAAATTTCCAAGCCATCCCTAACGATGCTGTGGCAGATACTTCTGCCCGTAAATGCTTACAGGCTCCCCAGGGTAGGGTAATTGTATCTGCTGACCTCTCACAGATCGAGCCTCGGGTAATTGCGTACCTGGTGGGCGATCAAAACTTTCTCGGCCTAGTGCGTGGAGGGATCGATATATACGAGGCACATGGTCGAGCATCCAAGCTGTACAACGAGGATGAACCTATGGCCGAGCTTGCCCCCGAGATGCGTAAGCTATGCAAGGCTAGACTGCTCGGCTTAGGCTATGGATGTGGGGCTAATACATTTCTTGAAGTGGCAAAATCATTCGGGGTTACTATGACCGAGGCAGAAGCCAAGAAACAGGTACTATTATATAGAGCGCAGAACCCCGATGTACATCTAGCTTGGACGAATATAGAGGACCAGTTCAGAGAGTGGATGAAGGAGACTCCCGAATGTATCACATTCACAACACGCTGTGGAGTCCCTGTTAGATACTTTAATGCTTACGAGCAGAATGGAAACCTCTTTGCCTCGACTACCCGAGGATATGCACCGGTCAAGATATATGGGGCTAGGTTGTTTCAGAACCTCGTTCAGGCAACTGCCCGATCAATCTTTGCAGATGCGCTTATCCGCATCGAGGCCGCAGGGCTACCGATCTGTCTCCATGTACATGACTCTGTGACTTTGGAGGTCGCAGAGAACGAGGGGCAGGCGGCACTAGATTTACTTACTCAACTACTCACCGAGGAACCTCTTAGCTACCCTGGACTACCTTTGGCCGCCGAGGGGGAAATCAAAACACACTACTGATTATGAAGTTCTTAAAAAACTTAGACTATACGGAGGTGCAGGACGATAATTGGAAATTCTATGCAAGTCATATTTTTGATACTTCACATTATGATAATCCAACTCAAGCCAGTCTTTCAATGGCTTCATTTATATCGAAGCGTTATCATATACTATGGGGTGAGCAAATTGTAGTCGATAAGCTAGTATCAGACGATTTAGCACAAACCGATTTAGAGGATATCACATTTGAGGAACTGCCTATATTGCATGATTCCTTAGAGTTTTATTTTGAAGATCCAAAATTAGGAACCTTTTTACTAAATACTGCCGAACCCAAGAAATTCGCAGAATCCGTTGGACTTGATTACGAAAAAAAACAAGGTGATGTGAAAAAATGTTGGTTTAGTTATCAAACTAAAGATTTTACGCAGATACTTAATATAAGAGGTGTAGGTAACATAACTAAAAAAGCCTTATTAGCTGGATTAGAAAATGGTGTTACTGAAGGCGCTATTGATATGTTTTTCCTGTGCTTCAAGGTTTTAATTTATGCCTCAATACCCAAGTTAAAGCCCCAAAAAATCGGTAAAAAAGAACTAAGGTTTGGTGGAAAACCAAAGGTTAAAGGTAGACCACATTTACCGATTAACCGAGTAGTTTATTTACCCCGTGAGCAGATCATTGACGGGCAAGGCATGACCGAAAGAGCCAGCAAGAAGTACAACTTTTATGGTCGGCGTGGATTTATGAGAACATATCGGCACGAACGATATACAAAGATGCGAGGTAAGATTCAATATATGCCTCCTATCCCACCCAAAGATCAAAAACCCAAAACCACCTACAAGGTGATAAAACTAACACACTACTAATTATGATAATAGATGCAAAAACACAAATGGATCAGGCCTCAAAGACAGCACATCAATGGTACATGGATGTATGTCCACCATGCCAGCAAGAAGATTTAGAAAAAGAACCTATAATCATTGCCTCTAAAATTATAGCCGCAGGCTTAGATGAATTAGCTATGTCCAACCGAATGATTGCAGAGGTACTTAATCGTAAATCCGAAGAATGAAAGAACTAATCATTTATTCGATAGTCTTCATAACCGCCTTAATCATATGGATGTATATGCTCTTCTGTTTTGGCATAGCTTTATTCTGTAACGAGGGATGGCTGTAATGAAACCAATAATAGGCTTATGTGGACCCAAGGGTGTGGGCAAAACAACTTACTCTAAAACGATTGAAGATGCGGTGATCTTTTCATTCTCATCGCCAATTAAAAAGATGTTGAAGGTTATCCTCCCTCATCCCGGTTGGCTCAATCGAAAGGAAGAACCAATACCAGGATTCCCCGAGCATATTACCGTGCGTAAGATGCTACAGGAACTTGGGACTACATGGGGTAGGGAAGGCAAGTCAGGGTATCCAAACATATGGGTCGATGCGGCCATGCGAACAGCCGAACCATTCTTCGGAAAAGATACTGTTGTATTTGACGATCTGCGATTCCCGAACGAAGGCTGGGCGATCAAGCGATGGGCGGAATCGCGCGGATTACCATACAAGATAATACACATCTCTCGGGATGGATATGAATTGGATAAGAACGAGGTCCACAAGTCTGAGCATGGACTACCTGAACACTTTATAACCGATTGGGTGAAGGTCGATGCCGAGTAGACCCTCAAACTCCGTCCGCAAGATGGTAACCGATGCCAAGCTACGGCAGATGCTCAGAGCAGTCCCACAGGATCACGATGGATTTACTCAAGAGCAAATCGCTCAAAAGGTAGGCGTTGCAAAGCAAACGATTTCAAAGATCGAACAGTCAGCAATGATGAAAATAACCGAGCAGATTACCCGACTGCTCAAGGAAGAATAATGGCCACACTTAAAGGAGATATACGCAGGTGCTTAGAAAACCTGCCAAGCGGACTACTGTCCCATCACGATGTGCTACTTCGATTATCCTTAGTCATTACCAGGTGGACCAAAGACCCAAACCATGCAGAACGGGCGTTGATCGCTCTACTGGATAAGGTTTCCCATAGGCAACATCAACCATCAGAAATTAGGAATGCTATAAAAGGTGCATATCATCGACATGATAACCCAAACCTGCCGAAAAACCCCATAAAGGTAGCTCCCCCCGATCCATCCCTTAAAGAAAATAACTTAGGCCAAGCCGGTCTATTCGAGAAGTTTACCCTCCGATCCGACCCCATTCCGAGGAATGCCGAGGATGCGCTACAGGGACTCTTCGATCCTGACGAATCAATCTTTGTACAGCGAGTGGTTGCCGAGCGATCTGCACCCATGACGATCAAGCAGGCAACCGCCATGCCCGACCTGTCAAACTTCCAGTTCATCACCTATAACACATTTCCCGAGCAAGCCACTCGTTCTGAGGCAGAGGTATTAGGGCGAAAGTATTTTATTCACGAAACAGACGATCCATCCCTGTCATTCGAGCAACAGCTTGGCCTCATCCAACACCTCGAACAGATTGCCCCCCTCAAGATGATTGTAAATTCAGGAGGCAAATCCTTACACGCATGGTTCCATTGGATCGAGGGATATAAGAAAGACTTTCTCGAACTCTCACAAAAGCTCGGTGGAGATCCACGATTCAAACTGATGAATCAACTATGCCGACTACCCTGGGGAACCCGCAGAAAGGAAGGCGAACCTTATCCCGCCCAGCAGGAGGTAATCTTTTGGAAGGAATAAGCCTCCAGCTACAAAAGACCATAGCTCGAAGGTTTATCAAGCTGGGCCTCCACATGGAGAAGGCATTCGAGTTAGCCGGTTCGATGCGTGAAGGATCAATAATTTATATCATCCGTGACGATGATAATCATAAACCAACAATAATCATTAAACTCACAAAGGAATAAATAACACATGGCATACAGAGAAGACTACCTAAACCCCGAAACCCTAGCCAAAGCAGATGAATTAGACATCTACTTCCAATCCCAAGGACAGCCACACTATCCCGAGCGGTCATCCGATGCACCCCAATCCTACTCGCTGGCAATCGATGACCCGCTACCCGCCCCCAAGTTCCTTACCCTCTCCGATATGGTAAGCATCGAAACGAATACTAAGATGCCCCCGCAAATCATTTCAGGAGTTCTTTATAAAGGATCAAAGATGATCATCTCAGGGTCCTCCAAGGCTGGTAAAACCCTATCCCTCCTTCACCTCGGCCTAGCTGTATCCAATGGGAAGCCCTGGATGGGCCACGAAACCACCCAAGGTAATGTCATATACCTCGACTTCGAGCTTAAACCCCGCATGGCCGCCCAACGCATTACCCACATCATAGCCGCCAACCCAGGTATCTATAAACAGAACCCCCGATTTCTCTACTGTGGACTCCGAGGCCAAGCCCGTTCCCTCGAAGACCTCGTACACCACATTGAAGATCTCCCCGATTTCAAGCCCGACATGGTAATAGTCGATCCATTCTATAAACTGGCAACAGGTGCAGATGAGAACGATGCCGGTGCTATCTCCGAAGTAGTCAACCGCATGGAACAATTCTCCGAACGACTCGACTGTTCATTCGTCTATGCCCACCACTTCTCCAAGGGTAATAAGTCTGACACAGACCACATCGACAGGGCAAGCGGGTCAGGCGTATTTGCCCGTGACCCCGATGCTATTCTCACCCTAACACCCCACGAAGAAGAGGACCACCTAGTCCTTGAGGCAACTGTCAGAGACTTCTCGTCTCCACCCGCAAAGGTAGTCGAATTTGAGTGGCCAAACTTCGTCCATAAGCCCGAACTTGAACCCAAATTACGCAAGCCTGGACAGTCAAAAGAGATACAACGAGTCAATGAAAAGTTATCTAATGCTCTTATCGAATTGCTCAAACCTAACTCTATTCATGGCTTAAATAACCTCAGAAAACTACTTCAGGATAAGACAGGGGAGTCGATTGGAGATAAAAAAATGGATAAAATACTACTAATTTCCAAGAATCATATTAGTGTACATAAGACCGAAAATGGTGTAGGAAACATCTATTCTTATACCGAGTAGAATATGGGTCGATTACTCTCTAAAACCACCACCCCCCTCCCTTTATATATAAGGAGGAGGGTGGTGGTCAAAACAGGCTATAGTAGAACCCCCTTCCCTGTCGGGGTAAGCTATGGCCTCCAAAGTCGGCCATTAGCTATTGCTTCGCAATACCTACCGCTCACACCCAACACCCCTTGCCCTGACGGACGGGGTAAAGGGAAGGGGGTACTACGATACAATAGCCTACAAGCTCGGAGGATCGAAAAAAATAAAAGCTGGTAGGTAGGTAGGTAAGTATCGAACAAAAGAATAACAGGTAAGACCCCTATGCTCGCAGGAGGCTTTGATCGGGTTAATGGGAGTCAGAGGACTCGCTGGTATGCCAAAAGGCTAAATAGGGTACTCTACGGGGCTTTAAAGGCTATGCTCGTAAATATATGCATAGGTACAAAGATCGAGCCAATTAATATGACATATCGAAATATATCTGACACAGCCATTCAAGGTACATATCTGACACAGCCAAGGCATATCTGACACAGCCAACCAGGTAGGCTGGCAATCTAAGGATTGGCGGTCAGGCGGATGACTCTACATCCGAAACTTCAGCTTCGATAACCTCTTCATCTTTTAGGTTCGCCAGCTCGGCTCGGATTTCATCGAGGGATAAAGATTTCTTTACCTCAATGACTTGAGTCGGTTCACCTTCGTATTGGCGATGCTTGTCGATTAGGATGCCGGTGGCGATAGGGAGAACACCTGATGGGATTTGATCGTTCTCAAGTTTTTCGATCATCTTCTCTACTGCGAGCTGTGAAGCATGGCCGATTAATCCTCTCATCACTTTCTTGGAGGATTCGATCACCTGCTTCTCACGGGAGCGAACCACAGCTATTGTGTTATGGTTGACCTTGAGTTCCTTTTTGATGCGGGTAACGGGTACACCATCAGCAAGCATCTGAACCATCTTAGCATAGTCACCTGGTCTCTTATCGTAAAGACCCTGTGCTGTGTAGATCGCTGGGCAGGTTTCCTCCACCATTAGATTAGCCGGAAGGTTCTCAGCCTCCATAGTTACTCTTTTCTTTTCGGTAGGCATTTCTATCGGTGTAGGCAATTGAGAATGTATTCTCAATAAGCCTCGATGCAAGTCTAATTAGACATAATCATTATATCACGAACCACTTTGTGTCCTCTATGCTATAAAATGATGTATAAATATAATATATTGTACGCTCTGTCCTAAATCACATAAAAATTTAGGCTCAGATGGGGGGGGAGGGGGGTCTGAAAATCTGCCCCCCGATCACCGCCGACCGATAGAGGCTCATAAAAAAATTCTGACAAATTGCCCAACCCGAGGTGACCTACTATCGATAATCTGCTATAATCGTCCATGCCTCTCAACTGGTCACCGCATCCCGCCATCCCGCCTCTCAGCAAGGCAGAGATGCTGAGGATGACTCCTGAGCGAATCCTCGCATATTGGGAGAAGCGTGAGGAAGCGATAGCCAAGGAAAAGGATGACCCATATCGGCATGGCTTTGAACTCGATACATGGGAACGGGCAGATAAAGAATTAAAGACTCACTCGGAAATCCTCGTTATGGGCGGCAATCGTGCCGGTAAATCGGAGTGGGCGGCTAAAAGGGTAGTTCAATGCCTCGTAGAGAACCCTGGAACGATCATATGGTGCTTAACTGAAACCTCGGCCAACAGTATACAGTTCCAACAGAAGTTAATATTTAAGTATCTGCCGAAAGAATTTAAATCATTAGGAAGAGGGAAAGTCGGATATGTCATGTATTCGCTTAGGAATGGATTTACTGCTGGCAAGTTCACCCTCCCTAACCGATCTGAATGTATTTTTCGTAATTGGTCACAGGATATTAGTACGATTGAAGGTGGAGAAATTGGATGTCCGCAAGAACCGGTAAATGGTACTCATAATATAGGCTTCTTCGCAGATGAACTTATACCCATGTCATGGGTAAATACACTTAGATTTCGCACCGTCACCCGCAATTCCAAGGGAATTATATCATTCACCGCCGTGGATGGCTGGAACTCGGTAGTAAAGAGTATGCTCACAGGAGCAAGGACAGTTGAATCGGCAAAAGCTGACCTTTTGGACGGCGAAGAAGTCCCCCTCGTCCAACAGCCCATCCGCAAAGCCAGCTCGGTGGTGTATTTTCATACAGCGGCCAACCCCTTTGGCGGATGGGAGGCAATGAAGAATCAACTGGAGGGAGAAAAGAGGGAAACGATTCTTTGTCGGGCGTATGGAGTGCCTGTGAGGCAGAGTCGGGCAATATTTCCTAATCTTACGGACAAAAACTTCGTACAGGCAGAAAAACTTCCCGATTTTGAGGATGCAAACTTCGTTCTGAGCATTGACCCTGCGGGAGCAAAGCCTTGGACGATGGTATTATTCGCAATCGACCCACATGGAGTAGCCTGGGCGGTTAAGGAGTTCCCTGACTTCGATACATGGGGTGGATGGATTGACCTGACGAAGGACAAGCTGTGTGCCGGTGAGGCCGCCCAACCTAACGGGTATGGATTGAAGGATTATGCAGATGAGATCAGGAGGATGGAAAAGATTTGTGGCGATAATGAGGTTGTACGAATCATCGACCCGAGGTTAGGAGCGGCAAGTTATCAGAAGTCGGAAGGATCTTCTAATATCATAGATGATTTAGCGGATGAGGACATTATCGTTGAACCTGCTGAGGCTCTTGATATCGAAACAGGCTTACAGGCAATCAACAATTTACTGGCATGGGATCGGGACAGGCCAATGGATTTGGATAACAAGCCTAGATTGATGTTCTCGGATGAATGTCAGAATTTAATTAGCTGTATGCAGGCATATGTACCTGGGGATTTAAAGTCTGCCCCTAAAGATTTCGTGGACTGTGCCAGGTATTTTTCCATCGGAAATTTCGAGTACCATGATGAGGAGAGTTTTTTACCTTCAGGCGGGGGGAGTTATTAAATTATGAAATCTAAAAAGGTGATGCCTCGGCATCGTAAGGAAATTATTAGGCTTCGGGAGGCTGGCAATACATGGCCTGAAGTAGCGAAGCTTGTGGGCTTTAGTCGGGCAACTGTACAAAGAGTGTACAGAGAGGACATGAAGCCCCCTGAACCTCCCCCACAGCCCAAGGAGGAGGAGGTTGTGCCTGAATTACCTAAATACGAAGAGGCCAGGGTGCTTGGACCAGTCCCCAATCCTCGTTTGATGCGTATATTCTTTAAGGATCGTGAAGGTGTGGGGGTTTGCGTGAAGAGGCCACAGGATAATCACCGTCCTAACAGCATGGTTTTAGTCAAGAAGGTGGAAGGCAATGACGAGTTGTACAGATTGGTGTGAGACATCGGAAGATAAGGATCGGAGGATCGATATGATGCTTCGTGAAATGGTCATCGAGCATGGGATTGAATCTTTAGCAAGCGGTAAGGAGCCTGAACCATTAACTCTACAGGAAATTTCGGAATTTGTTGGGATCGGGTTCACATCGCTCCAACGAATCGAGCAACAGGCCTTGGATAAATTAAGAAATAAAATGTTAAACTAGTAAGTTTAGAAAAATGGAAAACGAAGTACAATTATACGAAGAAAAGCCCGATGTTGATGAATTAAAGCATGAGTTTGAACGGGCAAAAGCAAATTTATCATCATGGATGGATAAAGCCGAGGATGCTCGGGAGGTTCGCTTTAACGAGTGGGCAGGCAAAACAGGTGACGGCAAGAAGAGTGGACCTGAAGCTTTTCCGTTCGTTGGTGCAAGTGACCTTGACCCCAATGTTATAAACCCATTGATCGATGGGGATGTGGCGACTCTCACGCAGGCCCTCACACAGGCTAACCTGGTAGCCGCGCCTGTGGAGAGCGGCGATATCGCATCGGCCAAGCTGGTGAGTGAATTTTTGAAGTGGCGAATGGGTACGATGGATGAACTGATGAGAGAATCAGCCATTGGTGCTAATTATTTACTTCAAAACGGACTGACTTTCTTTGGCACTTACTGGAAACAGGAAAAGACTCGCAAGTTTGAACCATTAAGTTTGGAAGAAATTTCCCAACAATCGCCCGAATTGGCAATGGCTATTCAGGACCCAGAGATGAAGGAGGGAGTCGAGGAAATGTTCTATCCGATGTTCCCTAAGTTGAAGAAGAGACGGGTCAAGAAGATGCTCAACGAGCTTCGTAAGACTGGAGAGACAGAAATACCTACTGAGAAGATGGTGGTAAATCGTCCGGCAGTAAAAGCGTATGAGCTTGGGCGTGAATTAATCGTAGATAGTAATGTCATCGATTTAGAGTCCGCCCGTTCTATCCATTGTATCCATTATTATACTCCTGAAGCGTTAAAGCAGAAGGTAAATGAGGGATGGGATGCCAAGTGGATAGATGGAGCTATCGAAAAGGCAAAAGACTTCTTTGAGGAGGAATCTTACAGTAATTTTAACTATGGAAATGATTATTCTACTCAGAGTTATGAGGGATTAATCCGAGTTGTAACGACTTATCGTAAGGAACTGGATGAGGACGATTGCCCAATCGTAATTAAGACCTGTTGGACGGATGAAATGGAAGAAGCAGGCTTCCATGAACCTGTCGGATATGACGAGGGGCGGTATCCATTCGTATGTATCACGAGAGAGCATTTAAATCATCGGTTGTTGGACTCTCGGGGATACCCTGAATTGTTGAAGAGTTATCAGGTGGCTGTAAAAACAGAAATGGACTCGAGGCGTGATGCAACATCCATGACTACTATGCCTCCATTTCTTTACAGCTTGGGCCGCAGACCCGAACGGATCGGTCCAGGCGCACAGATTCCTGTCCGCCGTAGGGATGAAGTCGGATGGATGGATACGCCAAGGTACTCACCTGCATCGACACAGGTGGAGATGGAAATTCGTCAACTTTGTAATCGCATAACCGGTCGGGCGACTGGTCCTGAAGATGCGGTGGAAGCAAATGCGTTAAAACAGCACCTAGTCAATTGTTGGTTGGGTGGATGGAAGGAAGTTTTAAAGCGTGTATGGTGCTTGGATCGTACTTATTCGGGACCAATGGTATGGTTTCGGGTGACGAATAACGAGCAAGGCGCACAGCTAATCTTGGATGAAACTGCGGAGTTGTATGATTTTAATATTACTTGGAACTCGATGAATCAGGATGAGGAGAAGGTTCTTCAGAAGCTTGATACAGTTGGTAAGGTTATGGCCCAGTACGACCGACAGGGGGCATTTAGGACGGATGTTTATCTCCGAAAATTCTTAGAAGCAATCGATCCAAACCTTGCCGGTCAATTAATTGCACCTGCTGAAGAGGCAACGGATAAGGAGATTAAGGAAACATCTGCGGATCTCGCTAAAATCTTTAGTGGTCAGGTGGTCAATGCACCACAGGGAGCAAATTCTCAACTTCGACTACAATTCATGCAGACATATCTGCAAGGAACGGAAGAAATTCCAGCCACAGACATCCAACAAAGGATGCAGGAGGACGAGAATTTTGCGAAGCGACTACAGACATATGCTGGTCAGCTCGAGCAACAGCAAGCCCAACAAAGGAACGCTCTAATTGGTCAACTAGGGACCGCACCTGGTAATGTACCAGCAAGTTCAATGTAATGAGTATTAATTATCGAGGTGTAACCTTTTCCGGATATTCAAAACCCAAGCGAACCCCAAACCATCCGACTAAATCCCATGTGGTTTTAGTTAAGGATGGGGATAAAAATAAAATGATTCGATTTGGGCAACAGGGTGCAAAGACTGCTGGTAAACCCAAGAAGGGAGAGAGTCAGGCTATGAAACAAAAGCGTTCAAATTTTAAAAACAGACACGGCAAGAACATCGCAAGGGGCAAAACATCTGCGGCCTACTGGGCAAACAAAGTAAAGTGGTAATGAATAAAAAGAAACCAGGACTATGGGCGAATATCGCCGCTAAAAAGAAACGCATTAAGTCAGGCTCGGGTGAGCGGATGAATAAGCCAGGAAGTAAAAACTACCCAACGGCAAAAGCCATCAAAGCCTCGCAAACCAAGAAGAAGAAAAAAGCATGACTTTATCTGATGCTATTGCCGGTCTTAACGACCAAACAGAATGGAAATTCGTCAAGAAATTTATCAAGGAACAAAGGGACTCCTGTTTGGTAGACTTTCAGGACTATACCCATGTTGATAATCCACAAAAACTTGCCCGACTATCGGGTGAGATTGCTGGGCTAAGTAGGCTAATAAGTTGTATCGAAAATGAGGAAGATGACCGAGACACCCCATCAGAAATTTAAGAACGAACATCGTGCATTATTGAATCGATGGATCGAAGAATCGGACATCGATGACTTGGAAATGGCAAAAATAGCGATGGAGGATTTAAACGAGTGGTTGGACGATGATATCTTCATTTTTGAGAGCGAAGATGAAGAGGGCGGGTAGCCTATACGAGCAACAGTTTTTCTTAGATGCCCTAAAGAATGGCTTAGAAGTTTTTACTCCCCTTGGCGACTATTTGCCACAGGATTGTATTGTTATGAACTCGGCAAGTCGAACCTTTCGAGTACAGATAAAAGGCACATCTACTTTATTGCATGATTCGAGGGGGAAAGGACTTGGTCGCTACATGATTACATCTGCATCAGGCAAGAAGGTAAAAGAGACTATAGACTGCACCAAGGTCGATACCTTGGCGGCCTATGTCGAACCTTTAAATAAATGGTACATCATCCCCTGCATGGATTTGGATAACGCAATCCGCATAAGTTTGTATCCTCATAATACTAAATCAAAAGCCAAATATGAAAGGTTTCAGGACAACTGGAACGCATTTAAAATTTCCTGAATAATCCTAATTTTTATCTGATATAATTGTCATTGGCGGAGTGTATTTACTCCGCAGATCAATACAAGAGAGTGCGAACTCTTCAAACGCAGAGAAATTATGGCAGAAACAGTTATTAGCGAGGCTCCGGCTGAATCCACGGGAGCAGAAGACAATCAAGCGCAAAGCCCAATGAGCATGGAAGATTTGGCGGCATCCTTTGTCGACCAGGTAGAAAGTGATCAGAAGGCATCTGAAGATGAGGCAAGCGTGGAAACTCCCGAGAGTTCCAAGCAAGCAGAAGCATCGGAAGAAGATGTTCTTTCACAGTCTATTTCCGAAGAGGAAGAAGATACCGAAGAAGAAACCGAGCAAGAGGATGAAGAGGTCGAGGAGGAGTCTGAAGAGGAACCACCAAAAGCTGTAGGTAAACTGCTCAAGCAAGTTAATAAACTAACTGCCCGAGCTAAGTCTGCTGAAGAAAACGCAGATGCACTTAAAGCCGAGATCGAATCACTTAAATCCAATAGCCAACCTACTGAGCAGGCAACCGGCCAACCTGAACTTGAAAATGTTCAGAGCTTTGAAGACTTAAAAAAGTTACAAAAGGAAGCCCAAGCCGCCAAGAAGTTCGCCCTACAGAATATCGGGAAGTCGTACGTAGAAGTTGATGGAAAAGAATATTCAGATGATGACATCCGTAATATCCTTACCCAAGCAGACGAGTACCTTACCGAAAAGATTCCAGCTAGGCAGAACTACTTACAGGAAAAATCTCAATGGCAACAGGATACCATAGCCACACATCCCTGGTTAAACCAGGACGATGAATCAGCAGAAGCTCGGAAAGAATTATTCGGTGGACTTAAAAGCCAATACGGCCATGTCCTGGAAAATCTTCCCAATGGAGACTTTATAGCCGCAACCCTCGTTCGAGGAATTGAAGCAATCAAGTCTGACCAAAAGGCAAAGACCGCACCTAAAAAGAAAGCGATCAAGCCCAAGAGTCCACCACCTACAGATGGAGGCAACGCCTCACCACCGGTGGAAAATGCCAATACTCGGAAACAGAAACAGAAAGATCAAATTAAGCGCCAAGGCAATCTCTCGGTAACCGATCTAGCCGCCCTTTTTTAGCGACTAAACTTTATTATTAAAATTCAAAATCTTATACCAAAATGTCCTTAGCAACATCCTATAATGTAACTAGCGTTCAAGGCGCTAGAGAAAACTTAGAATCACTTCTAAAAACTGTGGAACCAACAGAGACACCTCTGTTCAGTTTCCTCCCACAATCCGCCGCTCCTAAAGCGACTCTCAACGAATGGTTAGTAGATAGCCTCGCCGACCCATCCCTAAGTGGACAAGTTGACGGCGTTGATTATTCGCTTAATGACATGAGCGATTTAATTAACTCAAGGGCAAGATTGGGCAACCGTATCCAAACTGTCCAGGATCGCTTTTCTGTATCTCGCCAATCGGAGATGGTTGATGTTTCCCCAAATGGTCAAAATGGGTTGTACAACGCTTCTAAAGCTAAGTCACTTATACAACTCAAGCGTTCAATTGAAAGTATAATTGGTTCTTCAACCGACCAAGCCGCTGGTTCTAGTTCTGCTGGAAGTTTGTTGTGTGGGTTGGGCAAATGGAGTGATCCTGAAGCGATTGGAGAAACTTTTAATACGACCTTAAAACAAGGATTCCGCGCAGTAAGTGGATCACGGGTAGACTTCGCAAACTTGACAGAAGCAAACCTTCGGGGATTACTTCAGGCAGTTTATGAGGCAAGTGGGGCTAAAGGTTCATATAAACTTTTTGCATCACCAGCAGTTATGAATTCAATCACCGATTACACTCGTTCGACTGTAAACGCTGGTAATATTCAATACACGCAAGATGTCTCCGGTAAGACTTTAATCAGAAGCATTATTAGTTATGTCTCTGATTTTGGCTCTATCGATGTGATTCCAATGCTTCATGGAGGCCGTGGAATTTCCAAAGCCATCACAGGTGCAACTAACGCCAACCCAATCGTAGTAACCTCTGCTGGTCATGGATTCTCCAATGGTGACAAGGTCACAATTAGCGGAGTTCTTGGTAATACTGCCGCAAACGGAACTCACACAGTAGCTGGTAAAACAACTGACACCTTCCAACTTAGTGGAGTAGCTGGCAATGGTTCTTATGTTTCGGGAAGTGGTAGACTTACCGCAGGCACAGACACCGCTGAAGGAGTCATCAATTCAAATCGTGCATACTTGATTTCTGACGATGACAATGTTTCCCTTAAATTCCTTGAAGGAATTACTGTAAACGACCTTCCCGACAATGGTGCTGGCCGTAGAGCGATCTCCGAAGCAATGCTTACTCTTCGAGTAGCAAACCCTCGCGCACTTGGTTCTATTGTTTAATCAATCTTCAATCAATTAGTAGTAATTGTTTGTTTCATGTGTTCATAAAATGGGGAGCCAGCTTAGGGGTAGGCTGGCTCCCTTTTTCTTTTTAAAATATGAGTCTTAATATCATCGTAAAAGGAGGTAAGCGGAGTGGAAACTCGCAGGAGGAAATCGCTTACTACATGAGAAAAGCAAACGAGCAGGCAGTAGTTCGGGAAAAGAAGGGCTATGCGCAAAGACAAGAGCAAGCTCGCCGAGCCGCTAAATCCCTTGAGGGAGGCAAAGGAAACTTTCGCCTTCAGCGAGTCACAGACATGGCTACCTATATGAGGCATCAACAGGAGAGGCCAGGATGCTGGAGTGATAAAGGATTCGTCAAAGACTTCGAAAAATCAAACCCCGAAGTTAAGGTAAAACATTGAGGACGATTGCCTACAGCGACTTTAAGAGTAGATTCCAATCAGCGATTGGACTTGATGCTTTATTGTCCCAGGAAGAAACATCGCTCAAGAACAGCCTTAATGATCGTATCAGAGGGGCATGGACCCGTGCAAAATGGCCTGATGTGCAGACAGTAGTCGAGAAGACTGTGGCCGCAGTCACAAGCCCTATAGTGGCCGATAAAGCGGTACAGATCGACAATGCATCCGACCTCTTAGATGTCTACCAGGTATACACTAAGAACCCACTTACGGACAGGACCGCAATTCTGCTCGAATATCAATTGATCAATGGTTATTTAATCCTGCCCGCCAACTCTACACAGACATCTGTATTTGTGGTAGGTAACCAAGTACCAAAAAACGATTATGGAACAGGCACAACGGATCTTCCACAATT